CATCCGGCCCATCGCAGATACCCCTCCACCCGGTGCCGCCAGATCATCCCATCAAAGCGCTCGCACACGGCGCTGGTGTGGCGGTGGATGTGCAGCATCAGGCCGGGCTCCAGCACAATGCCCAGGTGGCTGCCCTGCCCCTTCGCCTCCCCGCCCCGGCGCAGCACCACAACGTCCCCCTGGGCGGGGGTGGCCACCGGTATGGCCCAAGCCGGCCGGCCCGTGCTCAGCAGCGCGGCCACGTCCTCGCGCTCCAGGGCGGAGGCGTAGTCGCCGGCGAGGGACGGCAGCTCGATGCCCCATTCCTCGCGGTAGACCAGCCGTACCAGGCCGTAGCAGTCGCAGCCGTCCCAGTCCCGGCCGTGATCGGCGAAGGGCAGGCCGATGTAGCGGCGCACGTCCATCAGAACAGCCCCGGGAACTGGTCGGGGGTGAACCGCCCCTTGGGGAAGCTCTGGTAGGCCACGGGCTCCGCGCCTAGGGGCAGCTCGATCTGGTCCAGGCCGATGTTGGCCTTCTCCACGCGCAGCGGCCCCACCTCCAGCTCGATGGTGTCTGGGTCGGACAGCAGCACCACCTGCAATGTGGCATCGGCCGGGGTCTGGATCGTGCGCAGCTCCGACACCAGCCGACGGTCCGCGTTGTCCACTGTCAGCTTGGCGGACTTCACCCGGTCGCTTTCCTCCGGCAGCGTCGCCTTGAACGGGAAGGCCTGGAAGGTGTTGCCGTTCGAAACGATAGCCGTGGTGTGGTTGACCAGCCGCACCGTGGACCAGCTGCTGTGCTCCAGCGTCAGCAGCACGACCTCGCCCTCGCCCGTCTCCTGGGCAGCCTGGGCCTCGGTCATGGTGGAGCTGAAGGTGCGGGACATGCGGTACTCCGGACGCAAAAAAGCCCCGCCGGAGCGGGGCCTTGGTTACTACTATCTGGCCTAATTCAGCTGTCGGGACAGACCTTCTGGGCTTCCTTCAGCAGCATGCCGGCGTAGGTCTTTGCCGAAAACGACATGCCGCTGCGGCAGTGCTGGTTCGTCCATTGCACAAAGTGGCCAGACTTGTTCATGGCGCAGTAGAGATCGAACTTGCCCGGTGGATACTTCTGCAGGTTCTGGCGAACAGCCGACTCTTTGACCTTCGGCCCCGCCCGGTCCCATTTGCTGCAGAAATCACCAGCCACCGCCGGCGCTGCTACCCCCAAAAACAGCAGAAAGCTGAGAAACCGCATTGTGCCGCTCCCTGAATAACGGGTTTGTAAAACCCTATCATGGCAGCACCTCCAGCCGCGCGGTAACCTCATACAGCGTGCCTCCCACCACCCTGCGCTTCGGCCGGCTAACGAACCGGAACTGGAGCGAATTGCCGGTCCGGGGATGGGTCCAATCGAACCGGAGCGTGCCACCCTCCAGGTCGGTCTCCCAAAAGCTATTCAGGGTATCGACCTCGCTGCTGGTCAGGTGGAACCGGGCCGTAAACTCGTCCACCGTCGCGGTGAACCGGCGCCGCACCTTGGGCGGCCCGGCATCCATCTGGGTGCGCACGCGGCCATCGCCGGGGGCTTCCTCATAGCCCTGCTGGATCGGCTTGTCCGGCAGGCTGCTGGGCCAGGCAGGCATATCAGTTCACCGCCAAATTGCTGCGGACATTGGTGGAGGCATCCAACCGGCGCCGGAACCGGCTGCCGGGGTCGCCGGCCTTTTCGGCCATAACGTTGTCCAGCCAGACGTCGAGCCGCTCCCCCCCATCCGGGGTCTGGGACCGTTCCGTCTCGGTCCCCTCGGGCGCCCCGTGGATGTGCACCTCGGTCTTGCCGCCGCCGGAAGCACTCACCGGCGCCAGGGCCCGCATCTGCTCAGGGGTGAAAACCCCCTCCCCTTCCTTGGCGACGATGGGCCGCTCGTCACCCACCAGGCCGCCGCCATGGAACCGCTCCGCCCCGGCGAACACGGCCGGCGATACCGTGCGGGTCTCGTTCAAGCTGCCGACAATGCCGCCGCTGTGGGCCGAGCCCGTAGTCGTTTCGCCCCCACCGATTCCGAACCCGGAAAGCACCGGTTCCACGAGCCGCTTCTGGATGATGATCTGGGTGATCATCTTTCCGAAGGATTCGAGGATGCTGTCGAAGGTGTTCTCCGACTCCCACAGGGCCTGGTTCAGCTCGGCAGAGAAGCGATTGCCCCAGCCTTCAATGGCGTTTTTCATGGCGTCGGCCATGGACTCGGAGCCTTCCTGGGTCTGTTCCTCGAGCCGGGCAAACTGCTTCTGGGCCTTGGCCCATTCCTCATCCAGCGTGCGGTAAGCCTCGGCGTTCTCCTCGGCCACCGACTCGTGCATGGCGTGCTGCTTGCGGACGGCCTCCGACCAGATGCGGTCGAACTTGTCGGCCCGCTCCCGGGCGGCCTGCAAATCGATACCGGTCATGCCAGGCTGCGGGGTGGTCCCGCGACCGTCCCGGTCCGGAGTGGCCCCGCCGGTATCCGGGGAATCTGGGATGTCCGACTCATTTTGACTGCGCCCACCGAATGGGCCGGGAAGCCCTTCGGTTCGCTGGCGCTGCATGGTTAGCAAGGCGGTTAGGCGACGTGCCCGTTGCTCGAGCTGTCGACGGGCCTCTTCCTCGCTCATGTCCAAGCCCAGCCCTTGAGACATGGAACGAAGAAAACCCGGATCCTGGAGGCTTTCCAGGTTGCTCCGTGCCTCCTTGACGAGCATCCGCTGGTCCTCGATCTGCTGTTCGAGGCCCGGATTGCCGGAGGCTATGTCCACCAAATCCGAAAGCTCGCCAGTTGCCGTCGCTGCCTTCTCTGCCAGGGTGGCCATGTTGCCGGCCAGGGTAGCCACATCGGCGGCGAAGTCCTTGATCACCTCCGGGTTCTCGGCCAGCTCCCCGGTGAACTCGGCGATGTCCGGGCCCAGCTGCGCGATGGCCGCGGTAAACTGGGTCGTGAGGATCTGCTTGAGGGTGTCGAGCTGATCGGCCGCCTCGCTGGCGCCGGCCACCACGTCCTCATCCATGACCACGCCCATCTCCCGGGCGCGCTCCGTGAGGCGCTCGATCCGGTCCGCCCCCTCCCGGGCAAAGGCCACCATGGCGCGGCCGCCTTCATCGCCGAAGGTCTTGGCGGCGATGGACAGGGCCTCCGTCTGGGTCTCCGCCTGGGCCATGGCGCGGATTACCCGCTGGAAGACCTGCTCCGGCGCCATGTTCTCCAGTTGCTGGATGGACAGGCCGGCCTCGATGAAGCCCTCGCCCATCTCACCCACTTCGCCCCCGGTGCGCTTGGCTTCGGAGATGGCCTCGCCCATGCGCTGGCTCATCTCGCCGAGGTTGTCGTCCAGGCGCTCGACGTCACCGCCGGTGGCGCGGAAGGCGAAGCGCAGCTCCTGGATCCGCTCGGCGGAGAAGCCGGTGGTATCGGCCAGGCGCTCGAGCTGCTGCACCGAGTCGAGGGTGCGATCGGTCATGTAAGCCAGGCCGCCGGCGGCGGCGCCGGTGACTGCGCCGATTCGCCCGATGGTCCCGGCCACATCCCCCACCGTGCGCCCGAGCCGGCGCATGGAGTCCTCGGCCTGCTGGACGGCGCGCCGGGTCCGGTTCTCGGCGGTGATGTTGAACTTGGCTTGGGGCGTGGCCATGGGGCCTCCGTTCAGCCCTCGTCGGGCTCAGGCTCGTTCGTCGCGCTCTGGTGGTCGCGGATGGTCTCCAGCCGGCCCACCAGGGCGGGCAGGTCCTGCAGGTCGTAGACCTCGGCGATTACCGGCAGGGCGGCCCAGTCGATCTGGCCACCCATGCGGTTCCAAACGAACAACGCGATGCGATAGTCCGGGGGGAGCTCCGGGTAGTGCTCGTCGCGCAGGGGCTCTACGAGGTGGCCGGATTCTCGGGCTTCTCGCTCCCACTGGGCGACGTCGAGCCAGGCTCGTGCTTTTTTTTCGACTCGGCCTCGGCCTGGCGGTGCTCGATGTAGATTTCCTGCACGGTCTGAAAGAGCGCCCCGGCCGCCTCGACGTTTTCCTGGAGGAAGTAGTCCAGCAGCTCGGGGTCGAAGGGCGCGGCGGTTTCGGCCTCCCCGTCCTTGAGGGCCTCGGCCGGGAAGATGTCGCCGAAGGTGATGCCCTGCCAGTCCCGCACGAACTCGCCGGCACCGCGGAACGCCCGCTTGGCCCGTTCCCCCCGCAACTCCTGGCCGTCGCCCTGGAAGGCGGTCTGAAAGGCGTACCAAGCGAGCTCGCTGGGCCGCTCGATCTGCAGCTGAAAGCCCGCGCAGTCCCGCCAGTGCAGGCGCCCCTTGAGCGCCCGCTCCTTGATGGCGTTGACGTCCAAGATAGCCCCCTAGATGCTCGCCTGATCGTTGACGATCTCCACGACCAGGTCGGTGTTGTCGGCGTCGTCGGAAGCCAGGGCCTGGTAGTTCAGCGGCAGGACGATGCCCTGGGCCGACTCCAGCATGGGAATGCCGGCCTCGAAATACTTGATCTTCGGCATCTTGAAGGTGACCGAGCCGCTGCTGTTGCTGAACGCGACCTGCAGACTGGACTCGGTCTCGTTGCGCCATTTGTCCAGATAGGTGGCATCCTCGAAGAAGAAAGAGGCCTGGCCGGTAAGATCACCATCGCCTTCCGGCAGGGCGTAGCGCTCGGCCGAGCCCACGGGATAGTTGTCGCCGTCCAGGTTGTTCATCACCTGCATGGACAGGGCCTGCACGGTCGTAGTGGACCCGCCCTCGTCCACGGTGGCCTCGTGGTGGATGAAGGGGTTATGGGTCGGCTTGCTCGGACTGCCGAGCTGGCTGGTGTTCACGGCGAACTTCTTGCCCATGAGGTCCAGCGAGCCGCTAGCCAGACCGCTGTTGCCCACCTCCACCGAGAGCTGGTTGATCTTGCAGCCCTTGAAGACGATGTACTGATTGATGTCGGTGAAGGCCTTCTCGATGGAAAGCCCGGTAGGGAGGGTGCCGCGGATGATGCGGTGCTTGTGGCTGCTGGAGACCGTGATGGTGTCGGACTGGTCCGAGCCGGGCAGGCTGCCTGCGGTCACGCGCACCTTCAGGAAAGAGCCGTCGGTGCTGGACTCCAGCGTGAAGTCGCCGCCGCCGGAGACGTCCACGGCCGAGCCGGCCGTATCCCCGGAGGCCGCCCAGGTCAGGCTGGTGCTGGAGTTGGTGTAGGACAGCGTGCCGTCGCCGGTGGTGGCGCCGGCCTCGGCGTAGAGGACCTCCACCCCGGTAATGCTGGAAGGCTGGGTGGCGTCCTGGCCGGTGGTATTCGAGCCCAGGGCGTGCTTGAACAGCGTCCCCATGCCCACCAGAGGCAGCTCGTACGGCAGCGAGCCGCTGACGTCGATGTTGCCGCCCCGGGCGTTCTCCTGCGCCCCCCGGGCGTTGATCACGTTCGAGACGATCTTGGCGATATTGCCGCCTAGGGACTCCCCGTAGGTGGCCGCCTTCAGCTGGGTCATGGAGGGCGAGCTCGGGGTGGTGCCCCAGGTGTTCTCCTCCACGTAGGCGAGGCGTCCCTTGC